CGGTGTAGATCGCCTATTCGTTTGCAATTTTCAAGCGATAATTTATGCCCCTTCATTGTGAATGTTTCTTTGTGATCACGCGATTCGATACCGTACTTTTTCATATAATTAAAAACTGTTGTTACCGAAACATCCAGTTCCTTGGCTATTTTATGCATTGGTTTTTGTTCCGTTACATAAAGCTTTTGTAGATCTTCCTTAGTTACTTTATTGATAGTGATTTCCTTCTTTCTTTAGCATACTTCTACTTCAACACCAGTCACTTCCTGCACCCGCCGTTTAAACTCATCCTCATTCGAATTGCCATCGCTCATATGCAGTAGGTAAATCTTTTTTAACTGGCTGATATCATTCGCCTTTATAAATTCCAATAATGTTTCGATGCTCATATGCGACCGTATAACCCGATTTTTATGAGCCTCGGGAATACTTCCGTTATTCACGTTTTCTTTGATGATTTCCGTCGAATAATTGCATTCAGCCATAATGATGGATAACCGATCAAAGGTGTATTTCAAATAATAGGTGTCGGTGAAGAATAACAGTCGTTCTCCGGTTACGATACTTTCGATCAGAAACCCCAGCGGCTCCGCTGCATCGTGCTGAACATCGAACGGCAATATATTGAAAGTGCCAATTCTTTTAGTAACTCCGATATATAAAACATTCGCCCGATGCTGCTGGGATAATCCCAATATTTCCAATGTTCCTTTGCCGCTGTAAATCTCCACGCCTTTTTTCATCAGGTCCTTGGCTGCTTTGGCGTGGTCGAGGTGTTCATGGGTTATTAGGCACCCGTCAATTCTATGTAGCTGAAATTGCAGCGCTTTCTGAATCTCCCGAACAGGTACTCCGCATTCCAGCATCAGGGAGGTTTGCCCATCGCTGATGCGATAGGCGTTTCCCCGGCTGCTGCTGGCAATAATCAGTATATCCATGACTTATAGGAAACTCGGCTGGCCATAGTCTGCTTCAGCTTCGGCTTGCTCGGCTGCTAAGATCTGTTGTTTTTCTTCTTCGGATGGTTCATTTGTGGCTGGTTCTTTACTAATTTCTTCCTGTGGTTCGGGATCGGGTGCCGTAAAGTCAAGCGCCTGAACATTGGCATTTTCTTTAATTTCTTGTTTAACAGCTTCCTCTGGATCTAAAATCTGATAATCCACAATGCCGTCAACCACTTCTTCCGTGGAATAAATCCCCATAATCATGTCAGGGCAATTCAGCCGGCCAAAGAATGAAGCGGCACGGTAGCGGATCATAACCTCTGGCATGGTTTTCCATTTAGAGCCAGTCTTGCTAACCCAACCCTCGGCTCTTGCCATTTCCATGGTGATTGTCGGGCCTTTTACTTCGTGGCCGTTATAGTCTTCCGCAAAGGCATAGCAGCTCAAGTTGTCGCCTTTTCCCTCGAAACAGTATTGCAGCTCGGTTTTATATTTCTTACTGCTATTGATCATGGCGATAATGTACTGGGATGACCATGCCGGTCTACCATTGACAATGTACAGGTTTTGCATGACCATTAGGGGACTGGTTCCCAACCGGTTTGACATTTCCAGAGCGATCAGCGCATTACCGATATTGCCCTGGTAATCCTTTGGGACAATTGTGCTGCTTGATAAGGCGTTTGCCATTTTGAGGGCCAGGGAAAACTCATTACTCCCTGAGAAAATGTTTGCCCCTAAATTCACATCCTTCAATTCTCGTTTTTCTATGCTGTTTTCTGCCATTCTTCTGTACCTCCATTTATTTGTAATTCTTTGTATTTTTCATCAACTATCAGTTTAATCACTTGCAACTCTGTTTCTAATAACTGGGTGACACTTTCGGCGTTATCCACGATCAGCGGCATCTCCACGCCCCAGTGTTTGGACAGGGCATCGATAATCTCAATGCCGGCATTGATCTTGCCAGCATTATTGGCTGTACCAAATGGGATCAGCCCCTCTGCGCATGGCACCAGAACCTCG